TGCCTATTAAAATAGGGATCGGCATTAACACAGGTGAGGTCGTAGTAGGTAACATGGGAAGTAATAATAGATTTGATTATTCAATATTAGGAGATGCTGCAAACTTGGCATCGAGACTAGAAGGACAGTCTAAGGGGTATGGTGTGACTATTATAATGGGTGAAGAAACTGCAACTGCTGTAGACAACGAGTTATTCAACATAGAGTTAGACAAGATTGCTGTGAAGGGTAAGAAAGATGCTATTCGTATCTTTACTGTACTCGGTAATAATGATTGGGTGTTTAAGAACACTAATTGGTATTTCAATCAACAGCAACATTCTAAGTTCCTTAATCTATATCGAGGACAAGCATGGGGTGCAGCTCAACTCTTTGCTAATGAGTTGAAAGATAGTTGGCCAGAGATGGCAGGTTATTATGATGTGATGATAGACAGAATAAATGAGTATAAAGAGAATCCTCCTGGTGATGACTGGGATGGAGTTTATAGAGCGGAGACAAAATAATGGAACATAGAAAATATCACGCCTTGTATTTTATATTAGGTTTTATACTAGCTGGAATGTTAGTGGTATTGTTAGGATAAAGAAATGTACGAATATAAAGGAATAATACGAAGGGTAGTTGATGGGGATACAGTTGATATAACGCTTGACTTAGGGTTCGATATACTGTATAATAATAGAATAAGGTTACATGGTATTGATGCACCAGAGAGTAGAACATCGGACCAAGAGGAAAAAGTAAGAGGATTGGCTGCTAAAGATCGAGTCAAAGAGTTATGCCCGGTAGGTTCAACTGTGACCATTAAGACTGTCAAAGATGGCCGAGGTAAGTTTGGTAGAATACTCGGCGAGATATATGTTGGTGATGTAAATGTTAATAAACAATTGATTAAAGAAGGGCATGCAGTAGAGTATTTTGGTGGTAAGAAATCATAAATAGTGGTGTTATGTTTTTAATTTATGGAACAAAGAATTGCGACTACTGTGAATTAGCTAAGAAGTTATTGACTGTACATGAGAAGGAATTTACGTTTATTGATGTAGATGCGGGCCCGGCGGATATGAAACATATTGGTGGATATAATGAATTGGTAGAGTATCTAAAAAGGTTGCCAAGTGACCATTGGAGCTTGAGATGAGAGAAAACAGATGGCTAAATCTTACAGAATAGTAAAGATGGTGTCCGAAGAGGATACTGGTTATTACTACACAACAACGAGGTCCACGAAGGGCCCAAAGACAGCAGATAAACTGCGTCTAAAGAAATACGATCCAGTGATACGGAAGCATTGCTGGTTTAAAGAGAGCAAGAAGCTTAAATGATCGACACAGAGCGCAAGCAGAAGATGGATCATATGTTTGCCCTTATAAAAGAGATAGAAGTGATTAAACTAAGGATTGAACCTACGGACTGTGGTCATTTGAATACTCTTGGACGGTAGAGTCCAAGAGTTACGAGAGGAGTTAACCTAAACATGAGGACTAAACGTGAAGTACCTCCGGAAAGCCAGACCATGGGCGCTTCGAGCATATCTGTTGTATTCGATAAGCTTGGATACGGCCGTGGTCGGAATGGCAGTCTGGTACTTCCTGCTTAGATGAACGTCACCCTTACTGAGGCCGCTAAGGCTCAGATGAGTACCATTGTAGGTGACAACGCCTCCGTACGCTATGAATTGCGTGGCGGGGGTTGCTCAGGCCTAATGGCACATTGGGGCTTTGGATCTCCGGAAGATGGTGATGTAACATGGGATCTTGGTAAGGGCAAGACATTTGTGATAGATCAATATACTATTGAATATATGGATGGTGCAACAGTTGATTATGGTGGTGATTTCATGCCAGCGTTTAAAGTCGGTATACCTGAGCGGCAGTCGTGTGGTTGTGGGGAATCATTTGTGGCGTGATATATGAAAATAGCGGTGGTAGGGAGAGGTAATGCTGGTTGTTTAACTGCATTACATTACGCATATTATACGAGATATGATCCCGATATTCAAATAGAGTTAAGATACGATCCTGATGTTCCAACTGAAAAGGTGGGGCAAGCCACAATCATAGGAGTTCCTCGATTTTTATGGAAAACTTTGAGGTTTGATTGGCATAGCAATCTTATAGATGCTACACCTAAGATGGGTTTCATGTATGAAGGTTGGGGAAAAACTAGTGAAGTAATTTATCATGGATTTCCTGCCGATACTACGGCTATGCATTATTCTCCTTTAAAACTTCAAGAGGCTGTTTTAAATTCAGGTTGGTTTGAGGTAAAAGAAGATAATGTAGAAACTATTGAAGATATAGATGCTGATTATGTGTTTGACTGTAGAGGTAAGCCACAAAGTTTGGACGATTGTAAGGAGTTGGTGAGCCCTGTGAACTCGGCAATACTAGCTAAACCTCTTAAAGATATGTCTAACACTAAATGGACACGAGCTGTAGCTACTCCTGATGGGTGGTGTTTTATGATACCTACTATTCCTAAGTCTCCTTCTTATCCCTATTCAATTGGTTATATTTACAATAAAGATATTACATCTCAAGAAGAAGCGACAAGTCATTTTCAAGAATTATTTGATGTTGAACTAACGCAGCATTTAAATTTTAAAAGTTATGTTACTAATAATCCTGTTATAGACAACAGAATCATATCAAATGGAAATCGCTTGTTTTTTCTAGAGCCTTTAGAATCTACGGCTGTAGCAGCATATATGGAGTGGATGAGGTATACATTTGAGGTTATTATCAAGAAAAACTGGGAATGGGAATACGCTATTGAGTGTATTCAAAAGCATTTACATAGGTTAGAAACTTTTATATTGTGGCATTATCAATTTGGATCACAATATGATACTCTTTTTTGGAAGTATGCCCAAACGCTAAATATTCAAGATACAGAATTTGATAGATTTGTGACGGCCGCTAAAAATGAGAGATGGTCAGATTTGAGTGATTTGAGCAATGATAGTAAGGAGACGTATGGTCAATGGGAATTTTGGAACTTTAAAATTTGGTATGAGGGAGTTACATGACAATTTGGGGTAGATACCAACGTGGGTATGGTGAAGAAAGTGCTTCACCGCTTTTAAAAGAGTATTTGGATAATATACGGAGTGAGCGAGAGATGAGTGAAGAAGAACATGATGATGATTACCAACACAAGTATGTGGGATATGTATTACTGTCATTAGTGTTGGGGGTTGTAGGTATGGGAGTATTAGGTTTAATATACATGATAAACTGGTCAACGAAGTGCCCTATAGGCATATGTCCGTGATGAAAGAAAATCTTCCAGAGGGTATCACTGAAGCTAAAGGTGGTGGGTACAGAGTGACGATACCCAACCCAAGAACTAACCGTAGACTACGAGGACACGAAATATATCTTGGCACATATAATACTATAGAGACAGCTACAGAAGCTCGTAAAAATGGTGAAGATATATATTGGCATAAAGGAATAGGGATCGGCCGAGCGGCCTTAGCTAATAGCACCTATAGGTGAGTTCAATGGAATATTTCGATAATAGAGATGGATGGTACGACAAGTATATTAAAAATACTGGTCCGGTAGGATATATTACGGCCGAACACGCACCGCATTGGCAGTGTATTAAATGTGATTTTAATAATAGAGATATAGGACAGGTTAGACAGCACGTATATAAGAATCATTCTAGTCCGATAAGAAAAGAAACGGTTGGTGGTTTTCATGGCATAGATGATTCGATGGGAGGATAAAAATGAAGCATAAGGGTTATGAACATTCGGCGTATGCCAAAACCTATACAGTGCTAGGTGAAACGAGTGTAGGAGAACTTGACAGTTCAACACGGACTAAAGAAGAATGGTTTAGTGAACGGCATAGCGTAGTAAGAGCACACCCTGATTTTCCACGATCCAAAGATTCACGGTTAGGGACAAAACTAGATCCAGATTTTCCAATGTGGTCTGTTTGGTTTCCAGGTGAGCCATTTCCAGAGAGGAAATAACAATGTTAAAAAGTTTATGGGATGACTTTAAGGGGATTAACGAAAAAGAGTTTGTCCCACCCAAGGTAGGTATTACAATAACAGAATCGGCGAGAGAGAAGATAGCTTCCATGTGTGCAGAGAATAAGATGGAGGCTGTCCGTCCGTATGTATATGGAGGCGGATGTGGTGGGATGCAACACTCTTTGACTTTCGCAGATAGCAAGGAAGAGCGAGATATAGAGGTTGCTCCGTATGTATATGTCGATCCTATTGCGTATCAGTTTATGGTGGGATCTACAATAGATTATGATACTTCTGGTATGAGCCCGACATTTGTATTTTCTGATGTGTTTAAAGAGCAAGGTGGTACAGGAACTTGTGGTGGATGCGGTGGGGCAACCGGCCCGGGGTATGGTCATTGACACGCTATCAAAATTATGCACCATGTTTTAAAAAATTATGGGTATGTAAGGGATACCCTACCATCTCAATTACTTGCATCACTAAAAAATGAGTGTGATGGAGCCGAAGAAAATAATGTAAAGCATGTTACTGGCCTTTCAGAAACTTATCCGAAAACATCAAACCATTATTATATGGGAGAAGAAAATAAAAATTCTCTCTTTAGTGTTGTGGATGATTTAATTGAAGAATATGAGAAAGTTTTTGACTATATTAGGGGGTGGAAACTTTTAGATAAGAATTTACCGTGTGGATTTGGTGACCCTTGGATAAATATACAGAAAGATTCTCATTATATCCCAGTTCATACCCATGATGGCGTTTATAGTTATACTTGTTGGGTTGATCTTCCGGCAGAATCTATTTTTGAATTTACATATCCTACAATAATAGGGTTTCCAGAGTCCCATAAAATCCATTTGACGCCAGAAGATGAGGGAAGAATAATAATATTTCCAGCATTGCTTCCGCATTGTGTTCATCCAGTTTCAGATAAAGGTAAGAGAATATCTGTTTCAGGGAATGTTATGCTAAAGACAGGATAATGAAAAATGTCCACGACAAGGTCATTGAAATGTGAATATATTGCAGCTATTTCCGATTAGTTTATACATGGGTAAGGTGACCATAGATCCGGATGTGCAGGAACATCTAAAAAGCCTGAAACAGACAAAAGAATATGTAAATGAAACCATTAACTCGGCAGGTGAAATCGTGCATGTAGGTAACCTATCAACGGATAAAAAAGTACTTGACCATGATATATGTGCACCATTACAAAAGCAGGTATTGGAGCAAATACATGAATTCGTAAACGATTATTACCATGTGGTGTTTGATGGGCTTAATATGCACCGATCATGGGTACTAGAACATCAACCAGGCCATTGGGGACAACCGCATACCCATACCAATTCTATGTTATCTGGAGTGATGTATATGGAGATGCCAGAAAACGCTGGGAATATACTGTTTCACAAACCTGGTGGTTATCATAACTATTTAAACTCCGATACTGTGAGGCTTTCAGTAACGAAAAACGATTATTACAACAGTGATAGGTGGTTTTTAGAACCAGCACCAGGCCTGTTATTGATATTCCCAAGCCAGACTACCCATTCAATAGGTGTTAATCAGTCAACTCAATCACGGTGGTCCCTATCTTTTGATTGTTTAATAGATGGGTATGTGGACGACCTAAGCAAAATTAAGATGTCGTTACAAACTATAGGGAGTCAAGAATGACATACATTAATACAGCAGAACCATACAAGTATGGTTTCACAACAGATGTGGAGATGGAACAGTTTCCACCTGGCCTCAATGAACAAGTCATTACAGCCATCAGTGAGAAGAAGAATGAGCCCCAATGGTTACTCGATTGGAGACTGAAGGCGTATCAGCGTTGGCTCAAAATGGAAGAGCCTGGACATTGGCCTAACATAACATACCCCACGATAGACTATCAGGACATCATTTATTTTTCTAGACCGAAGAAGAAGTATAATAGCATAGATGAAGTACCACAAGAGATCCTTGATGATTTTGAGAAACTAGGAGTCCCTTTACGAGAGCGAGAGAAGTTATTGAATGTGGCAGTAGATGCAGTATTCGATAGTGTCAGTGTGGGTACAACATTCGCTGCCAAGTTAGAGGAGATGGGTATCTTGTTTTGCAGTTTTAGTGATGCAGTAGAGAAGTATCCAGAACTGGTGAAGAAGTACCTCGGCAGTGTCGTTCCACAGAGTGATAATTATTTCGCTGCATTGAATAGCGCAGTATTCAGTGATGGTAGTTTTGCATACATCCCCAAGAATACAAAATGCCCGATGGAACTCAGTACCTATTTCCGAATCAACAGTGAGGACACAGGACAGTTTGAACGGACATTGATAATCGCAGATGAAGGTTCGTCTGTATCTTATCTAGAAGGCTGTACTGCACCAATGCGTGATGAGAACCAACTCCATGCGGCTATCGTTGAGCTAGTCGCCTTAGACAATGCAGAGATCAAGTATTCAACTGTGCAGAACTGGTATCCAGGCGACAAAGATGGTAAAGGCGGCATCTTCAATTTTGTTACTAAGCGTGGTAAGTGTAAAGGCTACCGCAGTAAGATCACCTGGACACAGGTAGAGACAGGTAGTGCCATTACATGGAAGTATCCGTCGTGTATATTACAAGGCGATGAAAGTGTGGGTGAGTTCTATTCTGTTGCCTTTACTGGTAACTACCAACAGGCAGACACCGGCACTAAGATGTATCATATAGGAAAGAATACTACATCCACGATTATCTCTAAGGGTATCTCAGCCGGTCATGGCAATAACACATACAGAGGCCTGGTGAAGATTGGTAAAGGGGCAGACAATGCTAAGAACTATACGCAATGTGATTCCTTGATGATGGGTGATGAGTGTGGAGCTCATACTAACCCATATATAGAGTGCAAGAATAACACAGCGACAGTAGAACATGAGGCTACTACATCAAAGATTAGTGAGGACCAATTGTTTTATTGTCAGCAACGAGGCATTAGTCCTGAAGATGCAAGGAATCTTATTGTGAATGGATTTTGTAAGGACATATTCTCTAAGCTGCCTATGGAGTTTGCAGTTGAGGCAAACAAGTTACTAGAGATTTCAATGGAGGGGTCAGTAGGATAATGTGCCCGATATGTTGGATTAACGGACTGATTGCCTTTCTGATTGGCATGGGTGTACTGGCTATAGACAGTCCGTATACACCATGGTTGATAGGATTGGCTGTAGTCCTTACTGCCTACTCTATGTGGAAGTTTCATAAGGGTTACCAAAAATGGAAAGCCTTTAGTCCTGAGCAACGAGCAAAGAATTGGAAGACTATTAAACGATTTACACAAGGCATTATTGTGGGTGCAGCGATAGCAACCGTAGTAGTGTATGCTATGAATTGGGAAGCTATTGCAACTCAACATCATTTAAATCATGGCCATGAGATGCATTAATTGAAAACTATTATTTGTGATATTGATGGAACTTTAACAGAGTATACAGGTTTGGGACATTTGGGAATAGTGAGCAAAGAACATAAGCTGTTGCCGGGGGTTCTAGAACGTATGAAGTCGTGGGAAGCACAGGGACATAACATCATACTAATAACAGGTCGTCGTGAATCGGTAAGAGAAAGAACAGAATCAGAACTCCGAAGATTAGGTATACCGTTTGATATACTTTTGATGGGTTATGCAGACGGTGGTAGAGTATTGATAAATGATGTTGGACCTAGGGTAAAAGCTCATGCTGTAAATGTACCTAGAGATGAAGGGTGGAATGATATAGATTGGGAAGAAGTTGGATTAGGTTAATGGTATGACACACGTTGAACAATATATGGAGGGAGAGAATCCTACGGTAGATAAGATTGTTGCTAATCTGCGCCGAGTATATGATCCTGAAATCCCTACCAACGTATACGATCTCGGATTGATCTATGAGATTTGGTTAGATGAGAGATACTGTAAGGTGACCATGACCTTGACTTCTGCATTTTGTCCGGTAGGAGATCAGTTATATAAAGAAGTCAAGCAAGCTTGTGAAGTGCCAGACGTAGATATAGTAGATGTAGAAATGACATTTGAACCACAGTGGGGTCCAGACATGATCCCTTCTCATACAAAATTGCAGATGGGCCTACTATGAAGATGTATATATGCATCATATGTGGATGGATTTATGATGAAGAAGAAGGGTGGCCAGAAGATGGAATTAAACCTGGAACTCGATGGGAAGATGTACCAGAAGATTGGGTGTGTCCAGATTGTGGTGCAGGAAAAGACGATTTTGAGATGGAACAATTTACCAAACTGGGCGCTGAATCTATGGGATATAATGACATTTAAAGGAGACTAATATGACAAATTCTAATAGTATAATTGTAGAAGATATAACAAACCTCTATAACCGCCTTGTAGACCAACACAGAAAACTAGACAAAGAGATTACCGACCTATACAATTATTACCAAAAGATAGGTCACAAAAATGATCAAAAAATAAAAGCTCTTAAAATGAACAAGCTCCACCTTAAAGACGAAATCGAGGAGATCAAATCAAACCTACAAACTCTCATCAGTCAATAATAATACTCTAATATAAGAGACTGATTATATACTCTAGGGACTCATCCAGTGAGCTTCCACGTGTGTTATACTTATGTATTGAGATCGAAAAGGGTGATGGATCCTATTATGTCGTAAAGAGACACGAAAGAGTCACTTTTAAGACATAACTTTTCCATTATAAATCAATGACTTACAAACCCAGGAAAAACCCATATAAATCAATAGGTTACGGCTTGACACAGGACCCAAAGTGTGGTATAATAGTAGTATGAAAATTGAAATGACATTTGCACCAGGCTGGACCCAGACGATTGATACCTCAGACGAGGATCAAGAGCGGGTCGATCTCGCAACCTATATCTCAGACACCTTTAAGGCTGTCAATGGTTTCCGCCCACGCTGGTGGGATTTGCGTGAGTGGTCTGTTGAGGACCTCCGTGCCGAAGCCAAGTCCCTTGAGGACGAGGTAGTTGCATCAGTCGAACGGGAACGAGCTGAAGAGGCACGCCGTCAACAGGAGATGGCTGACCATCACATGGCAGTAGCCAAGGCGATGAAGCCAGCTGGTAAAACTTATAAACCTTTTGCTCTAAGATTTAGGGCACTTGGTTATGACGTATAACGGTAATAGATAATGATATCTTGGCAGAGCCTAGAGCTTTTGGAAGAATGTTTAGATGACCTTGATTATGATATCGGTTGGAACTTGATTCCCCAACGTAATAAAGGTCGTAGGATGATGATCCTTAAAGCCCGCATGTTGCCGGAGCCGGTGACATATAAAGAATTGGCCGAGTGGTGGGGTGTTACATCATCCTGTATCCGGCAAACAGAATTTCGTGCAGTGAGGGCTTTGGGAAATATTTTGAAGAAACGTGGATTAGTCTTTAGCGATTTTGTGGAGACAGTTTAATGCCTAGAATATATAAACACCTAGAGTCCAAGACCTTGATCTTGTGCGATGCGTGTTTTGAAGATTTGGGACCTCATCCAGGTAAATGGGAAGAGGAGCCTCTTATGGAATGTTCAGTCTGTGGAGCCATAGATGACCAATCCCGAGAGGAGATGGACGCTTACCATCACCATATAAGTAGTTTGCAGTATGAGGATTATGACCAAGGTCGATATGACGATGATCCTAACCCTTATCATGGTACACATTCAGAGGAATGATATGACCCTTGAAATTAACCCTTGCGATATGCAAGTACGTTTGGACCAGTATGTTGATATGGTCCAAGAGAAAAACAACCATTATTGGAAGATCCAAGAGTTTACCTTCTCAGATCCACCTACCGTTGTCCCGATGTACGGCAAGAAGTATGCCCGCATCATTAAGGTCGATGACTTGAATGGTAGCCGGTCTGTCCATACTTTTGTGAATATGCTCAACGGTGACATTTTGAAATCTGCCAGTTGGTCAGCCCCCGCACCCAAGGGTGTACGTGGTAACATTTTCGCCGATGACTTGGGTGCAGACCGAGTCAACGAACATGGCGCAAACTATCTGCGAGGACCCCGTTTCTAATGTCAAGTTTAACATGGAAACCAAATGACCTGTTTGCTGCAGGTACCTCTTTACGAGGTAAGGTGATGGCTTCTTATGATACACTGGTGACAGTGTTTGGAGAGCCTAACATACCTGCCAGTGACAAGGTCTGGAACGAGTGGGGCGTTACTTTTGAAATGGGTAACGTCGCTGAGGACGAATGGGATCTGGTTGATATAACAATCTATGATTGGAAAGAAGTCAGTCCGGACGATGCCAGACGTGGTAAGTATATGTGGCACATTGGTGCCAAGACGCACCTTGGTGTGGAACTCGTATATGCTGCCCTTGGTGATGAGATCCTCAAAAGGAACGAGATAACGTGGAATGAGGTCCAGGTTAATGGTAAAAAGATTGAAAAAAGTAATTGAGGTTGCTTTTCTTACGTCGGTATATATCGGAATGGTGTGTATCATAATTATTGAAGGGTTCTACCCGGGAATTATGGAATGAGTAGAGTAATAGATTTGCAGGGTCCAGATGGCAATGCATTTTATGAGTTTAGTGCCATGCGGACTGAGATGATGTCCGGGGGTTATAACAATCTCCTGCGTGTGTTCAAAGCAAAATTCGGTGACTTGGTGACATTTGCCAATGCACCAGAGGAGTATGATGAAGAATTGGCGTAAAATCGGCGTAGGCTTGTTAGTCTTTACGATGACAATGGGTACGGCTGCAGCTTGGCAGTTACAAAACCCGAATACGAGTCACTATGACCCACCGTATGGGGGTGGGGGTAGCAGTTCGTTCGGTGGATGTAACAAGGACAACTCATTTTGTTGGTCTTTTGATGTTACATTACCGCCTGCACCGCAACCACCGTATCACTATTACCCTATTGAGGTATATGGTGATGAGGCTCAGGTGATTGTAGAACGAGGTCACATTTTAGACCGTCGTTTTAGTTGGGATAGCTGGCGTTTTCTTGTTAAGACAGGATGGCAGTCATGGTTTCAGTTTAAGAACAAGGTTTTCGATTGTGCAGTGTCACACCGAGATCCAAAGCAGTATTATTGTGAACAATGGACCTCGCAGGTTCCTTGGTAAGGGGGTAGTTCCTAGCCAGGGTAGGGGTTCGGAGAGGTCGTGGGATGTGTCACCGATCTAACACTGTTCGACGGAACGGATGTGAGGTTGACAATCTACGCCAGTATCCTAGGATACTGACCGACGCGACTACCGCTACGAGGTGGCCTCTCTACACCTGCACTTATTATGATTGAACTAATTATCGTTGTCTTTATCGTTGGGTTTGTTGTGTTCTATTTGATCCGACATCCTATACGATCAATAAAGATAATCGGAGGGACTATAGGCTTGTTTGCACTAGGTATACTGGGAATGTTAGGATTTGTTGTATTGATGTACGGCTTGTTGACGATGTTGTGATGATATGAAGAATTTACCACAACGATGGTTGCATGCTAAGGCAGATGAGACTAAATCACCCACCTATGAGGTGTTCTGTAAGGTGAAAGGGGAAGAGATCCTCGCTCATTTAGTTACCACTGACCAATCCAAACGAGAGGTTAAGAAGATGGTGACTGACCTAGGGTATGATATCACCAAGATAAATATTGCAGAAGAAGATGATGAAAGCTAAAGCCAGTTATACAAGTGCCGTAGGGAGCATAATGCCTACAACACCAACGGATGATTTTTATGAAGGGTACATCACTGTGCCATCCAAGCACAGGGAACTCAGTGACATCCTTGAGCAGCTAAGAAACTACCCTACACCAGTGTCCGATTGTGATGAGCAGTTCAATGATCTGCTAAAGGAACGTGACCGTCTACAGAAAAGTCAACCAGCAGTAGGAGAACACTCTGGACTAAATGACCTCGACGATATGCTATGATCCTCCGTGATCGAGTGTACGCCAGATACCGAGAAACAATAGACGACCTACGATTCCTATATGGCTCAGGCCTACAACGGTTCATAGAGTCCAAACGATACCTCAAGATCAGAAAGAGATACCTTGAAATGAAGGCCGACTTGCCTAATCCTATCCTTGATAGACGAGTGAACAAATTATTAAATGGGAAATCCAAAAGATGAAACTAATAGATTATTATTTAAATGCAACTGACAAACAAAGAAAACGTCTTATGGACCATGTAGATAACATGATAGCCAAAGAGAGATCACCGAGGAAAGAAAAGAAGAAACAAAAGAAACCTAAGAGAGGTGCTATAAGGTCACCTGAAGGGAACACATATTATGATTAGTGATAAGTTGAAAACAGCGGTTCGATACCGTAAGCTGAAGCACGAAACTCACCTTGATTTTGAGATGAGAGAGTATTATGCAGCACGTGTCAAAGGGTACATTAAACCTTCTGAGAGTAAAGAGTATATAGCCGATAACAAAAAAGCTACACTAGACTCCCAAGGACGTCATAGATCCGAATGGTGCTATAGTCCATATGATGGTAGAGAGGAGTCTCCTACAGAAAAGATTAGAGAAACTTGGGATATACTGTTAGATAGGTATAACAATAGATCGCGTTCCTGATGTGGCGTAAAATGCGAATAAAGGTGTTGAAAAGTGTAGTATAGTGTTGTATCGTGTTACCTTTTTGGTCTATTGCGTGCCGTTTGCCGGACTTTATCTATACTATATCGGATGTCAAGGGATTTCCAAGGGTATGGCAGTGGCTCACCACGCGAGTCCCCCAAAACCCAAACTGTCCAAACTGAGAATACGTGCACTTGAGAAAGTCTCTGAAATCCTTTATATATCAATGAGTTAAAATAACGCTTCGCAAGGACCCCAAAATATGTTATATTATTAGTATGGAATCGAGTATTACCTTGATTTCACATGGAGACCCCATATGATAACAGTAGCAGTCCTTAAGGCATTCGCCAAAATCAATGATATAGAGTCAGAGGAAGACCTTGATAATTTCTGTATGTATGTGGCTGAGCTTGTGGTAGAGGTTGAGACACTCGAGGAGCATATAGGGCTTTTAGAGGCAGATGTCAATATCCCTTTAGTACAGATCAATTAGAGAACCCTTATATAGAGACCCTATATAGACCCTTATGACAAAGCCCTATATGATAGCAGCGCCTTATAGTTCCTTAGGCCTATCACAGGCTCCTAAGTCATTGTTATATAAGCCTTTTCTTGTTGTATAAAAGCAACACATGGAGCCCAACTGTCCAAACCGTCTATTCGACACATATATAAAACCTTTATATATCAATGAGTTATGAGGGTATTTGACAGAGGCCCCAAAGTGTGGTATAATGATGTTTCAAGAATAGAGATTAGCCCTTACTGGCGTCTATCTGATTAGACTAGAATCCAAGAGATTACTGCAAAGGGCACTTTTTAAGAGATCAATATGAAATCACTATATGGCAACACCGGAACCCCCATTACTCTAGATATGGGAATGTTTAAGGTGTTCTATCGCGAGCCCCTATTAGGCGGCAATCGCTTATATCAAGCTAAGGTGGCCACACTGATGGACGCCGTTGCTTCTTTTAACTTACACAAAGGCGGCTTTGATACACCTCTCTCCGTAGAGCGTATTGATATGTCGGGCGAGATGACACACCGTTGGAATCTCGATGGCCGTTACAGTGTTCCCCGCTTAGTCGGTGGCACTGTAACAACAGATAGGCCACGTCGCGGCCGTCGCAGTACTCGCAGATGATAGAATCTATTTTCCTTATTCTATGGGTCATAGTGATCCTTAGAGTAGTCTGGTAGACCCTTAAAGGGAAAACGACACTAGTATTGCCCAGCCCTTCAAAGGGATACAATCTCAATGAGGGAAGTATATATAGATATGAAAACCTTTTCCAGAAATTCCGACCAGAATTTTTTCCGTCGGAATACCTTTTTGAATGGATGGACCTTCCAAGATGCCGAGAACAGACTGGTCATTTGGACGCTTCTCGTTGGGATGTCCGTCCTCCTTTATGTGATTATATGATAATGACCCAGAATCAAACAAAAGACCAACTGGCTAAACTCTTAGCAATGGAGGACATACACGTCCGCCATTCGGGTAATGCTAGTACTGCTTCATTTGATGTCAAGGACCGTGTCCTAACCCTACCAGTTTGGGCGGACATGACATCCGACATCATAGACATGCTAACGGGTCACGAAGTTGGACACGCCCTCTACACCCTACCTGACAAGTGGCACGATGCCATTGATGAAGGTGTACACAAGGGTATTCTCAATATCGTTGAGGATGCTCGTATAGAGAAAAAGATCAAACGGAAGTATCCTGGCATTATTAAGCCGTTTCTGTCTGGTTACAAGGAACTCTTTGAACGTGGTTTTTTCGGAGATGATCCTCTCTCTACTCTTAGCTTCATTGACAGAATTAATTTATTTTTTAAGTTAGGAACTCTGGCTGGTATTCCTTTTGAGGATGACGAGCAAGAATATGTGGATCTGGTAGCAGACTGTGAATCCTTCGAGGATGTTGTCGAAGTCTCCAAGCTCCTCCAGATCGCATTTACTGAAGAAGCAAATACCATGTTGGATGACCGTGATAGGGATTGGTATAGTGTAGAGGATGGTGGTAATGTATCCATCCAAGTACCTGGAGATGGTGAAGAAAATGATGAAAATTCGGAATCCTCGGAAGGTTCACTCGATAAAGGAGATGAGCGAGAAGGGGACCCGGGCGAATCGTCTACGTTTGACTCTGGGGACTTTGATCCCGAAAAACACAAGATCGAGGAGGATGACGAATTCATCACCGAAGATACTTGGGAGAATCGGAAGCAGGAACTTGTGGAAGACTCTAAGGACGCCTATCAGTATATCGGGCTTCCTAAAGCTAACTTGAAATCCATGATCATCCCTTATAAGAAGGTGATTAAGGAATTAAACGCAGAGAACCTGAAGTGCTTTGAGGACTCTCGTCCCAACGGATTGTTAGAGGCGGATCAGGAATACGATAAGTTTCGTTCCTCGTCTCGGAAGATCGTAAACTACATGGCGAAGGAATTTGAACGTAAGAAGGCGGCTGAGGTCTATAGACGGCAGACCGTCGCTAAGACTGGTGTCCTTGATGTCAATAAGATTCACCAGTATCGCTATAATGACGATATCTTCCTTAAAAAGACTCTCATCCCGGATGGTAAGAATCACGGGTTGATTATGTTGGTTGATTGGTCGGCATCTATGTATTACCAGATGCACGACACCCTTAAGCAGATTCTCAATCTGGTATGGTTCTGTCAAAAGGTCAATATCCCGTTTGAGGTGTATGCCTATACGAACAGTTACTGGAGGACTCCCGAGATCGCTAGCATGACAGCAGCAGAGATTCGGGAAGTTATGAAATCCTATGGATCGTTTACTTACAAGTATGGTGATGCCATGTTTCAGGGTTCGTCCCACTTTAACCTCTTGAACCTGATGTCCTCTAGAATGACGGCATCGGAAATGACCCGACAGTCTAAGAACCTGTATCGGTATGGATTCGCTCACAAGGATTACTATACGGGAGCCAACTATAAGCAGTATTCGATGGGATCAACCCCCACGGTAGAAGCCCTGTTGGCGATGCAGCAGATAATCCCGAATTTCAAAAGAGAATACAAATTGGATAAGGTGAATCTTATTACCCTTACCGATGGTGAACCTAACAGTGAATTGCAACAGATTTATAAGGGAACCGATGTGCATCCTGGTCACATATCATGGGGTATGGCAGACAAAGTGATTTATGAAGATCCTATTTCCCGTAAGCACTATAATGTTAGTGGGTTTATGGGACGGGGTAACCGTGATACTCCTTGGGTTCGTAAAGGAGAGGCACAGTGTATCTTTCTACTGACCCTTTTAAAGGATCGTTACGATATCAATAATGTGGGTATCTATCTTTCGAGCGGACCTCGGGTAAGCCGCCAAATTCTTGAGCGTTATCTGGGATGGCACAGCTTCAATAAGGAAGCCCATCAAAAGAAGCGTAAGGAAATCCGTCGTGACGGTTTTGCGACGATTACAACTTCCGGCTTTGATGAGTATTACATTATGCCCACTAGTAAGATGCAAATGGACACCAATGTTCCTTATAAAGTGGAAGAGAATTGGAGTGCCTCAAAGATTAAGCGAGTATTCGCGAAATCCCTCAATCAGAAATTTGGTAGTCGAGTATTAGTCGACCGCCTGATGAATTGGATAACTTAATTATGGATATGATACTTGAAAGAATTTTGAAAGAGGCTCAGCAGTGGTCTCGCACACAAATGGCACTCGTAGAGGCTAGTAGCAAACATCCCACTCCACTTCCCCCTATTAAGACGTACAAGATACAGGGATCTGGGAATAATATCTACACTCTCTCCAAACGGGGATCCAGGGTCGATTGTTCATGCCCCGGATTCGTCTATCGTAGGAAGTGTAAGCATATAAGAACATTCTTATATTCTTGAAGAAAATGACCCCATCCAAGAGTCAAATCTGTTGCAAAAAAACAACAGGAAAAGCCTTTCAAATCAATGAGTTACAAATAGGAAACTGTCCAAAAATGAAAAAAAGTCCTAAAAAAATACCTAATAAAATCAATGAGTTACGAGGGTATTTGACACATCCCAGGAAGTATGGTATAATACTATTATAGAATGAAGTTGAGCCCTTTTATAGGAGATATGATAAATGGCAGATAGAATTAACTTGTTGGTAGACTATGAAGATCAGGCAGATTGGCTGCAAGATTCCATAGTGATCGAAAACGTGATTATGGGCCAAGCCCATGACCAGTTGATCGTCGAATTGGAACAGGCGGTTTATGATAACACCCGTTCCATGTACAATCCCCCAAGTTCCCACATTAGTATCGTAGGATTTAGTCCTGCCGATTCTGATGTTATAGTAAAATCGGGTGTCAACTATTGGGTTGATTCCGAAAACATTTTCGCACAATAGGAGCAAAAATGAAAGTTTGTAAAATGAATCCCAAAAGGAAGGCTTTTGTTATAGCTGCCCTAGGGACATTTGGTGTCGATAAGATTACCATAACCCGTCCTGAGATTCAGGCGGTTTTGGAAGAGAATCCAAATCTGACATTTCCCCAATGGGTTGTCGGAACAGATTTTCGTACCGACAAGCGTGGTGTCTATCATCTCCCGAATGAGAATGGCAGATACCTCTTAGGTAAGGATGTCAAAGTGGAAACTTTGGTAACTCCTGAAGCTGCAGCAGCGGCGCCTGTCGCACTCGCCACTGGTGTTGGTGTTATGGAGAACCATGAAGGTTATACTCCCGAGAAGTTTAACGGGTATGTCCCGTGGGGTAACTTCAACATGGTTCGCGACGTCCTTAAATCAGGGAACTTTTATCCCCTCTTTATCACGGGACTTTCCGGTAACGGAAAAACCTTAATGGTTCAGGAAGTTTGTGCCCGTCTACATCGGGAATATGTCCGAGCCAATATCACAATAGAGACCGACGAGGACGACCTGATAGGTGGTTTCCGTCTCCTCAATGGTGAGACAGTATGGCACGACGGACCTGTTGTGACCGCCATGAAAAGAGGTGCCGTCCTTCTCCTCGATGAGATCGACCTGGCGTCAAATAAGATTATGTGCCTTCAGCCAGTTCTTGAAGGATCATCAATCTACCTCAAGAAGATTGGCAAATGGGTACATCCCACTGAGGGATTCACCATTATAGCAACAGCGAACACCAAGGGTCAGGGATCCGAAGATGGTCGATTTATCGGTACCAATGTAATGAATGAATCCTTCTTGGAAAGATTCCCAGTTACCGTGGAACAGACATATCCCACCAACAAGATTGAGGAGAAAATTCTCACCAATGAGTTGGCGAAACATGATCTGGTGGATTCCGAGTATGTCGGTAACCTTGTCAAATGGGCAGATGTTATTCGTAAATCATTTTACGAAGGTGCCTGTGATGAGATTATCTCCACTCGCCGCCTTGTCCATATCGTTAGTGCCTTTAGCATTTTCGATGACAAGCTGAAGTCTATTGCCATGTGCATTAGTCGCTTCGATTCCGAGACCAAGGAAACTTTCCTTGATCTCTACACCAAAGTGGATGCCGGGGTTGATATTGAAACCCTAGCCACTCAGGATCCTGATGATGAGGACGATGAGGACGACAACAACGAGGAGAATAATAATACTTTCTAACCGGCAATTGGTTAGTGGGGGGTTCGTCCCTGAGGTAACTTGGGGACTCAACCTGAAGCTTGGAGAGGCTCCTGTGAAAGGCTCTTGGTATTTTTTAATACTGACATCTATCCGACCCCTTTATTTTTTTCTTCAAGGAGAAACAATATGAGTTATAAAGCAGAAGATAAACCGTTGACAGTTAAGGCTGTCAAAGCATTGTTGCCTGAGGTGCTATCACCCAAGTGGAGAAACGACCCGGGATTGTTGATGGCAGTTAAGAAGGGTTGGATCTTTCCAGGTAAGATTGTAGAAGATCAACTTATAGAGAAGTCTGGCGGCTTGTTGAAAGTCAATACCAACCCCAACCGGTCTGAAGATTTTGATGATTATTCGGATGCCAAATTTTTAACTGTCTCACCATGGAAATCTGAAAATAGAGCATCATTAGAATGGGCGGGATTTAAAAATAAAAAAGGTGCCTTGAGGATGGTTATATATGAAAGGAAACAAAATCGTTTATATTACTTTTATATTCCCCGTCGAGCGTACAAGGATATGAGAGTTATTAAGATACCTTTTGATCGCAAAACGGGAGATCCCAAAAACGCTAATAAGTGGTGGGCATATGAAGTCGATTCGTTTAAAGAACTTGCTCGAATCAAAAAGGAAGATTGGATTAACGTCCGATAATGCTTGACTTTACATCCCAAATATGAGATAATATACATATGATTTCCTTTAGTATGAATCCAATTTGTGAGAGTTTAACAGTTAAGGAAGATAAAGTTTGTCCTTGGAGTTTAATACCTTCTTTAGATAATCGAACAGTTGGATCTGTTACACCTCCTAAAAAATATTATACTAGTAACCACACCATCGCACCTGCGTATAACAAAGGTGCCTATCAAGTTATAACACAATCTAACATTAAGGATATAGGTAAATGAGTAAAAGACAAGCCCACGTGGATCAAATCCGTAAAATAGTAAAAGAGATAGATTCGCTTTTATTAGAAGGTAAGTTTACGAAAGAAGTAGAAAGATTTATGCTTACTGAAGCAAGAACAAATCTTAAATCTGCAGAAAAGCATTTGGATGGTTTTTTGCAAGTAGATAAATATAATGCCAACTGATGAGTCAATTCATTGGGTGAATAAATATTTAAAAGATAGTCGAGGGACATATGCTTGTAATATTTGTTTACATGAAACAGGTAATGTTTCAGGAATGCGACATCATATTAGAGTGACACATGGAGAATATCAAGATAAATTATTTTCTTCATTAATGAATACAGAAGATGAAACTAGTCAAAATCGTAAGATTAAGAAGTAGACCTGACGGTTTCTTTTATGTTAGTCTAATGCCTGTCAATGAGGAAGAGAAACCCAAGACAATCTTTAAGTCTAACAGCGAAACTACTGCTCGTAATGTAGCAAGACAATTTGCAAAACAGTACAAATGCATGATGGCATATGAAGAAGTAGCAGTAGAAACAGATGAAGAAGAAAATAATCCAGGACCTGAGGAGGTATTATGAGTGATATCAAAGGAGATTTTGAAGTAGAAACGTGGGAAGAAGTAGGAAAGATTATGGAGAACGATGTAAAACCAAATCATACTGTAGTAATAACTGGACCTTTTAATGAGGATGTTGTTCCATCAAATTCAACTCGCGAGGGAGATGAGGATCTTGTTCTTGAATCTGGAACTGGTTTTAGGATTCGTTGGGTTGAAGGTACGGATCTAACACCTTTAGGTGGAATTAAAGGCAGTGAAAATGCACAGATAAATTATTTAAATGAAACAGGTAATTGGTTAGAAATACCTGCGTTCTGATGCATAATAGAAAGATAAAAGGAAAGATCAAGAACAGAAAACGAAAGCCATCTGCTCGGGCGAATAAGCGCAATATTACAAAACGCGAAAAGTTGATTCAAGAAAATTTAAAGGTTTTAAAAAATGATAGTAGATAAATTAGTTCCTCATGGAATAAAAAGTATTTTTCAATCAGAACGAGATCGGTTGAGGAATGCTGATGAACCATATATGATGCGTCCGAAGAATAATCGTAAACCATTAAAGGGTGTAGCAAGAAAGCTTTATTTAGATGGGTTAGCTAAACTGAATAAGGCTGAAGCTCTTGCCAATTCTGGCTTAGGATTATCTCGTATAAAAGTACCTATTGAAAAGGAGAAGGACAATGAAACCTGAACGAATATAATACATAGTACAATAGGAGTTTATAAATGAATATAGAAAATCCAACGACTAATAGTTATGAACAAGGCTCTGCTACATCCGATATCCTCTGACTTATAGTTGGTAGAGAACACAAGCCCCACCCCTCAAATATTGGAGTGGGGTTTTCTTTTTGCATAAATAAAAGAAATTTGCGAGGATAAAATATATGACACAGTTAATTGACCCAGAGAAGTTTACTAATGCAACGACCCAGTTGAGGTCGTTTTTTTTGGACCGAAATTTTCAAGAAGTACACACACAAAACAGATTATCAATATTAGCAGCATGTGAAGATCCAACTACCGTATCAACATACAATTATGCAGGAGAAGTATGGCCCCTGCCTCAGACAGGCCAAATGTGGCTTGAATACGAATTACTTAAACGCCCCTCAGTCCCGGGGTTTTTTTGTATCTCCACATCTTATAGAGCCGAGAAGGAAATAGTAGAAGGCAGACATGAAACTATATTTCCTATGTTTGAATTTGAGTTTCCTGGTTACATAGAAGATTTAGAACAGATGGAAAAAGAACTAATGGAGCATCTTGGGATGGGAACTCGATATAGTATAATAGTCAAAGACTATAACGAGTGGTGTGGAGAGTTTGGGGTAACAGAACTAACCCATGAGCATGAAGAAGCTATGTGCAAAAAATGGCAAGGTCGAGTATGTATGATTAAAAACTTTCCAAATAATACAAGTCCTTTTTGGAATATGAAACAGAATGGAGATGGTACAGCTGCAAAGATTGATGTTATAATTTCAGGACAAGAAACTATAGGGTCAGCGGAGCGATCATCTGATGCTGATGAAATGAGAGAACAGTTCCATACAATCAGTGAAGGTATGTATGCTGATTTGTTGTTTGGTCAGTTTGGTAAAGATCGTGTAGAAAAAGAACTGGAAGAGTTCTTGAGTTATGACATGGTACCTAGAGTAGGTGGGGGTATAGGTTTAACACGATTGATACGAGCTCAAGAAGATTATGGTGTAAGACGAGTTGTTGCTAATATGTAGAGAACAAATCCGGGATGGCGGAAACGGTAGACGCACTAGACAGTTTATCTAGGGTCCTGAGCAGGACATGGTGGTTCGATCCCACCTCCCGGAGCCACTATTTATTATCTTCTTTTTTTTATATAAATATTGAGAGAGGATAATATATGGCACATTTTGTAGGTCAAGATGGTTTTGTATGGGCAATCGGTGTTGTTGAAGATAGATTTGATCCAGAGAAAGTAGGACGAGTAAGAGTTCGTTGGCTCGGCTATCACACCGAAGATAAAGCTAAAATACTAACCAAAGATTTACCATGGTCACAGGTGATGCAATCTGTGGGTGGTAATTCTATGGCGGGTGTTGGTGATGCTCCTGTAAATCTTGTAGAAGGAACATGGGTAGTAGGTTTTTTCAAAGACCCTGGTGCATTTCAAGATTCTGTTGTAATTGGAACAATGCCTGGAATGAATACTACTACAGCTTTGGCTGGAAATGATGATCAACCTTGGGGTCAATCAAGAGGTGCATATAAAACTTTTACCCAAGATAAAAAAGCGAGTGAAGTTGTAGAAGGTTCAGAAACTTCTTTTAAAGATTTTGCATTTGGTTTTTTTGATCCTACTTATGATGAAAGTAAAGTACCGCATCCCCCAAGCGAATTAACTTATGGAGCTCCTGTTGGTTATTCTGTAGTTGATTCGGACTATGTAGAATTTGATTATACTCAAGATACACTTCTTCCCAGAGTTTTGAATTGGTCTCCTGAATCAATCCAAGATTTAACAACAACAGGGACAACATATGGAAGTGCAGAAGCTCTTACAGAAGAAGTTAAAGGAACATCAAAAGTAGAAAGTCTAACAACACCAACACAAACTTCTAGAATTACTCATTCCGATTTATTGCATGCACTGTTTAAAACAACTCGGCGAGTTACATCAGATGCTCGACAGGTAATTGCTTGGACAGCTTTTGGTAAATTTAAATGGCCTGATACTGTAACCTATTCTGAAGCGGGTGGAGATAATGAACCAGTAAAACCTGAAGCTGTTGCTATAGTGGTAAATAGATTAAAAGGTGTAGATAGAGATGGGACGATTATCAGTACAGGTTAAGAGATATGGCAGATGTTGATGCAACTTTAGAAACAGATTCTCGACCTAGTGTTTTACAAACAACTGAAACTGGACAATTTGGACAAACAGGAGAATGGTATCGTACTACACATCCCAGAGTTAAGTATGTAAAGAAAAAGAATCTAACAGCAACGCAGAAAGCACAAGCAGAACTTTTATATAATGCTGGACATTACGGGACTGGCATTTATGAAATGAATGATGATCCGGATAATCCTGTAGGTAGACAAGATATAAAATGGGCAGATGTAGATGATGATGATTTAGTTATAGTGCAGACACCTGATACGAACAGGTTAGCGATGGGTGGTATACCGATAACTAAAATTGAAGGAAATACTGTTACAACTAAATCTGGATTCTTTACTACAGCAACAACAGGAACAGGTGCTAATGCTAAACCAGAATTAGCAGCTGCTACACTTCCAATACCAGGAGATATTATTCAGATAGCTGGTGTTCGAGGGATGGAAGAAGTTAATGGTAGAGTATTTGAAGTTTTATCTGTTTCTGGAACTGATGCTCTTACTATTAAAATAGGAACAGCAAACGGTACTGCATGGGCTGGTCCAGGAACTACGGCTCTTGTCACTACAGGATTTTCTTCTTATATAAATGGTGGAGTTGTTATAGTAGATCCACATCCAGTCTTACAGTATAAATCAGATACACGCGAACGTCAGATTAATATAGGTTCGCCAAATCCTGAAACAGGACTTAATGCAAAGTTTTGGAATCAACCTACAGGAGATTTCAATGCACAGTATCCGTATAACCATGTATATGAATCTGAATCAGGTCACATAAAAGAATATGATGATACACCTGGGGCAGAGCGAATACATGAGTACCATAGAGCTGGAACCTTCTATGAGATCGACCATGCGGGCAACAAGGTTGATTATGTTAAGGGAGATCGTTATGACATCTCTCTGAATGATGATTATGTGTACGTCAAAGGACGAGTGGTACATACCTATGATAATGAAGTTTTGATTCGATGTAATGATAGACTAGACCTTTCAGCTAAATGGAAAATGCAAATATGGTCAGGTGGAGATTTAGATATACATTCAAAACGTAATATTAATTTGAAGTCTGATGGAGATATAAACTTACAGGCAGATGGTCATATCAATTTACAAGGTACAACATTAACCCCAGATCAAGCAAAATACCAAGCAGGAACTAAAGGTGTTGGTGAAATGTCTAAGATTAAAATGAAGGCAGCTCATTTACAAGCAGAAATGATTGGGAATATAGATAAAAAAGAAATTGCAGGAATAGCTTTACAATCTAATCTAGCACCTATACAAATTAAAACAGTTAATGCAGGAGCTAGTATTTTTATAACATCTGCTGAAGATGCTGAAATATATGCACAGACAAATATTTACAGAAGTGCTTATACAGGATTTATTGATGACTTTGCCGCTACGAAGATAAACATGCGGGCCTATAAAGAAGATATTAGTATCTATGCAGAAAACACTGATGATGGTCATATAAGAATAAAGGCAGGTGAAGATATGTTTATAGAATCTTTAGATGCAATGAATATTAAAGTAGGAGAAAAGTTTTATTTAGAATCTGCTGATGATTTGAATATAAAATCGGGGGGAGCTTGGAATAGTTCATCTACTGATGCAATGTCTTTTGGTGCAGCTAGTATAAATGCAGTTGCAACAACTACAGTTAATATAGTTGGACCTTCGGCAGTTAATTTGAATAGTGGAGGAAGTGCTACAGCTCCTACGGCAGCAACAGCATCTTCAGCAGCATCGGCAATCATATCTAATATATCAGAAACCTTTACTCTATTGGTTACTGATTTGTCTAACCCAGACCCAGCTAATCCTCCCTTGATAGAAGATGATAGTCATGGGTTAGCACTTAATGCTAATAATATTACATACGGAAGTGGGGGAGAGAATATTAGAGATTTGCAAGACTTGTTATCTGAGATGACTTCTGGGATTGTAGCACACACAGGTATATACCCAACAGATACCGGAGCACATACAGCAACAGGTGCAAGAACAACAACAACAGCTGGTGAATGGAGTGGTTATAAAAATGGGCCATTAGCCGACATTTATACTTTAGGTCCTAAGAGTTTATCAGATGAAAGACCTAAGGATACGGATATACCATAATGCCAAAAGTAGTAAGAATAGGAGATAGTTTATCAACAGGACATGGTTGTGATGGAACAACCACATTAGATACTTCTAATCAGGGAGTAAATAATGTTTATGCAAATAGCATTTTAATTTGTGTAGAAGGAGCTCCAACGGTAACTCACGACATTACAAACCCAGGAGCTCCCCCACCATGTATTACCCATACGGCAGAATTAAATACTGGATCGTCAACAGTGTTTATTAATAGCATTAAAGTGGGTCGTCATGGAGATAGTGCCGATGCGGGCTCGATGAATGAGCCGTCGGGAGTAACGGTATTTGCAGGACCGTAATTAATAATTTAGGAGATAATAATGGATAGTAACAATTTGAAAGAGAGATTAAAGACAAAAAAACTTTGGGGAGGAATCACTCTAGTAGTATTTGGTATAGCAGGACTAAACGGAATAGATCCGTGGATTGCAGTTTCAGTATTAGCAATCGTGTGGGGATTGATGGGAATAGTTTGGCCGTATAATTTTATGGCGAACAAACAGATGTTACAAGAGCATCATCACCATCATCATCACAATAATAAAACAACAGTCAAGAAAACTGGAAAGGTGAAGAAAACCTATAAGAGAACATAAATAGTAACAATGGCTACGACATATAATGCAGGCTATACTGACGCACAATCCGTTAATGAAAGCTCAAGAACAACTTTCCTATATAAGGATTTCAGTTTATTCTTTACACTAAATCCAGTAACAGCCGATGTTACTACATTAACGGACGTGCAAGATATTAAACGATCAGTTCGTAATCTAGTAATGACGAATAAATGGGATAGACTTTTTCATCCAGAAATAGCTTCAGGAGTTAGAGAAAGTCTTTTTGAGCCTTTTGGTCCAGTAACTGTTTCTAATATCCGAGATAAGGTTAAAAATATTTTAGAAAATTATGAACCTAGAGTAAAGGTGTTATCTGTAGATGTAAATGATCCAACTGGATTAAACCAAGATAATAATAAATTAAATATACAAATAAATTTTGCATTACTCAATGAACCAAATATGGTACAAGAAGTAGATGTAATGTTAGAGAGGGTACGTTAAAAATGGCAGGTGTAAATACAAAAGGTAAGATGGAAATTACTCAATTAGATTTTGATACCATCAAAGCTAATTTGAAAACTTATCTAAAAGGACAAACAACATTTACTGATTATGATTTTGAAGGTTCTGGAATGTCAGTTTTGTTAGATACGTTAGCTTATAATACACATTATAATGCTTTTATGGCTAACATGACTGCTAATGAAATGTTCCTAGACACAGCAGTTAAAAGAAACAGTGTAGCCTCTCATGCTAAAGCTCTAGGATATACTCCAGGTTCAGCTAAGGCACCTATAGCCTATGTAGATGTAACAGTGAATAATGCAAACACAACATCAGTTACTATGGCAGCTGGCCATGCATTTGATACAACAATATCTGGAACATCGTATCAGTTTGTTAATATAACAGCACGGACATTACAACCCACTGCAGGAGTTTATGTTTATTCTAATATTCCAATTTATGAAGGATCATGGGTTACAACTAAATTTACTGTAGATACAACTGACTCTGATCAATTGTTTATTATACCAAATGATAAGGTAGATATTTCAACATTATCTGTGTCAATACAAACAAGTTCAACAGATACTACTTTAACTACATTTACTAAAGCTAATAATTTGGTAGAAGTAAAAAGTACTACTAATGCTTATTTTATTCAAGAAACATTAGATGGAGAATGGGAAGTTTATTTTGGCGATGATGTAGTTGGAACAGCATTGATAGATGGTAATATAGTTATCTTGGCTTATGTAGTAACCAATGAAATTGATGCTAATGGTGCGACAGCATTTACATCGGCAACTAATATCAGTGGGTTTGGTGATATTACTATAGTAACAAATACAGCAGCTGCTGGTGGAGCTATACCTGAGGGAATTGATACAATTAAATATAATGCACCGTTCAGTTATTCTGCTCAGAATAGAACCGTAACTGCTGCGGACTATAAGGCAATCGTACCACAAATATATTCTAATGTAAAAGCTCTTGCAGTGTGGGGTGGTGAATATTCTAGTCCAGCAGTTTATGGTAAAGTATATATTAGTATTTTACCTAAGACAGGTTCAGTACTAACAACTTCAACTAAGGCTTCTATTGTAAATAAATTACAAGATTATAATGTAGTGAGTGTTACTCCAGAAATTATAGATTTGGAAACAACAAAGATTATTCCGACAGTATCATTTAAATTTGATGCTAATGCAACAACTAAAACAGAAGAAGCATTAGTTGCTCTTATTACAACAGCTATTACAAATTTTAGTTCTACCGATTTAGAAGTATTTGATACAGTCTTTAGATATTCACCTTTTGTAACTTTGATAGATGATGTTGATACGGCTATTTTATCTAATATAACAAATATAAAAATCAGTAAAACATTTAAACCAACTTTAGGAACTGCTTTAAAATATACTATAACATTTTCTAATCCTTTTTATAATCCACATTCAGGTCATGCTGCCAGGACAACAGGAACGACTGCCGGTGGTATTTTATCATCTACCGGATTTACAGAAACAAGTAATGCTAATGGTACGCATTATTTAGAAGATGATGGAGCTGGTTTAGTAAATGCTTATTATATTTCAGGAGCATCTAAAGTTTATCAATCCGCTTCTGTGGGTACTATAGATTATACAACTGGTATTATAATATTAACTAAAATGAATTTTGCAACTGTGGGGCAAGTAGATGGTGCAGACAGTACTTCTATTAGATTAACAGTACAGCCTGCTTCTAATGATATTGTTCCAGTTCGGAATCAAGTATTACAAATAGACTTAACAAATCTTTCAGTGGCCGGAACAGCAGATACAATAGCTGCTGGAGCTGGAGATGCTGGTGTGAATTATACTACTACAGCTACTTATTAATAATAATGTCTACATTAAAAAATAAAGTTTCTCTACAAGTAGAGCAGCAACTTCCTGAGTTTGTAAGATCAGAGAATCCAAATTTTATTGCCTTTATGAAGGCATATTATGAGTTCTTAGAATCTGCTGAATTAGTACTTACTACTTTAGGATCGGTTGATTCTATTTTGCTAGAAGCTCAACCAGTATCAGGAGCCACTACTAATTATGTAATCCTAGAAGATACTAATAGATATCGTCCAGGCCAACAAGATACTATTCTTCAGGAAGATACAACAATTGGAGCTTTTGTAGATGGAGAAACTATAACTGGATCTACTTCTAAAGCAACGGCTGTAATTCGGGTAGAAGATATTAATGATAATTCAAGACTCTTTATTTCATCACAAAATAAATTTGTTATTGCAGAAACAGTAACAGGTAGTACATCTAATGCCACAGGAGTTATTTCTAATTATACGGCTAACCCTGTGCAAAATATTCAGCAACTTATGCAATATGCAGATGTTGATGAAACCATAGATCAATTTTTTGATGAGTTTAAAGAATCTTTCTTGAGAACAATTCCTAGAGAATTAACTGCAGGAGTTAATGAAAGAAATCTTCTAAAAAATATTAAGGATCTATATCGGTCAAAAGGAACAAAAAAAGGTCACGAATTATTTTTTAGAATACTTCTTAATGAAGATCCTATACTTTATTATCCAACTAAGGATATGCTTCGGGTTTCTGATGGAACTTGGATAGAGGATCAAATTCTCCGAGTAACATTAAGAGATGATACTATTTTAATGGAGGATGCCTCTACTACAGCAGGTGATATTTTTATATTATTGGAAGACGGAGCTCAAGTTAAACAAGAAACTAGTGTTACAGGCACCTCGAATCTTTTAAAACTTATTGGTCAAGAGATAACACAATCGGCAGTTTTAGACACTTCAATTCTTGTAGGCGGTGCTTATTATAGTTTAGGTTATCCTATTATATCTAAAGCCACTGCACTTATTGATAATGTAGTGGCTTATACTTTCGCGGGCGAAGCAGTATATGAATTAATTATAAGCACTGATAGTGTAGTAGGAACCTTTGCAACAGGTCATACAATTACAGCAACAGCTAATGATGATGATGATGTTACTCTTTATGGTAAATTAGCAAGCATTGTAACTTCTTATGATCTCACTACTTCAGTATCAAGTCAGTATTATGCTATAGCTGATCCACTTACAGTAAGTGGGGCAAATGGTAATGATGCTGCTGTTGGTATAGATTCATTAACCTCTGGTACGATTTCTGAAATGTTTGTGGATGCCGGTGGGTCTAATTATGAAATAAATGATATCATTACTGTTAATAATGCAAATACAAATGGAACAAATTTAGCAGGAAAAGTAACTATAGTAAATGGTAGTATATCGCCAGAAGCTGGAGATTTAGTCGGTGCGTGGGAAATTACATTAGACTCTGGTGGGGGTTATGGAGCCGGTCAGATACTTACGGAAAATGCGGAGTTAATAGTAAGAAGCTCTACGGGAACATTTAAACCAGGTGAAACAATAACAGGTAAGACTTCAGCAGCTACTGGTACGGTTTTACTTAATGATGTTTCTACTGTTATAGATTATGTTGTTGTGTCGGGAACTTTTACTGTTAATGAAATTATTTCGGGTGGAACTACAGCCTACCAAGCTACGATTACTACAGTAGATACGGATGTATATGTGAAGCAACAACAGGCATATGATATGCTTGCTGTAGACCATATTGTATTAGAACCTGATACTGTTTTTGCTGATGGAGCTTTAGGGAACAAGATTGTACAGGAAGCTGGTGGTGGCACTGGTGACATTACTGATGTCCAAGTAACATCTGAAGGATATGGTTATACAGCAACTCCATTACTTACTCTTCCTACAACAGGTTCTAGAACCGGTGGTACAATATATGCTAAAGGAACTAATGTTGGTGCGGTTAGAGATGTTAAAATTGTTGATGCTGGTGTTCATTATACAGCCACTACAACTATTAATGCTTATACTAATTTCTTATGTACAGATATTTCTGGAACCTTTACTATTAATGAAACGGTAACAGGAGGAACTTCAGGAGCAACAGGTACTTATAAAGATACTGATACAACTAGAAACATTATAAAGCTTTCTAATGTGGTAGGTGTTTTTGTAGGAGGTGAGGAGAAGTCAGGTGAAACTATTACAGGAGCATTATCAGGTGAGACTGCTGTAATAAATTCATATACACTCGCAGCTCTTAAAGCTAGTCACGGAACATTAGGAGAAACTTCTGGTAAGTTTTTAAATCAAGATGGATTTATAAGTGATGACACTAAGAAGATTCAAGACAGTTATTATTACCAAGATTATTCTTATGTTGTAAAGACAGCCTCCTCTATTAATACATGGCGAGATAGATTAATAGCATCAGTACACCCAGCGGGTTGGGAAGTATTTGGACAGGTAGATATTGCAACTGCAGTGCAGTCTATAGCAAATATAACATCTATCTTTGGTCTGGGAGGATTGTTTAAACTTCTTTGGAGGTCTTTGATTGGTAGACGTTTGGGAACATCAGATCAAGGAACAATCAATCCATATCCTGATAAGGTTATAGATTCTACAGATAAAGCTGATGCTACTCCAAGTCTCCGAGTTACAGGATCTGGAACATTTACTAATGGTCAAACAATTACTGGAAGTTCCTCTGGAGCTACAGGTTTAGTATTCAGTGATACTGAAGATCCGGCGGGCCACCGATTTGTATTTTATACATCCCTTACTGGAATCTTTACTACATCAGATACTATTACAGCAGGTGCTGTCACTGCATCTGTGGTTGAAGTTTGGGGGCTGTTAGGTCAATACGATTTACTTCTTAGACGATATATTAAAATAATTTTTCCAGCAACATCTATGTCTGGCCAGAAGTATGGCTTTGCTCCGGCATATAGAGATTTAGATAATTGGAAATGGGTGCCGAGTCAAGTTGCTTCAGCAACATCAACTAGAACATTTGGTAGTATGGATGTTTATCCGGTATATATTAATAAGATAACGACTATCAGTAGTGGGATAGATTCATCAACTACGACGATTCCGGTAACAGCTACAGATAATCTTCCTACACAAGGAACGATTAAGTTACAAACAGAAGAAATAACATATACAGGAAGGTCTACTGCGTCAGGTACAGGTAACCTTACTGGAGCAACAAGAGGTGCTAATAGTACGTCAGCAGCATCTCATGTAAATGCCACCGATCTAACCGAGGTGCGTAATGCAGTCAAACTAAAGACTGGTTGGAGAATTGTCGATTGGGCACTATTCGATGACCAACTCACAACAGTAACCATTGATAAAGTTATGCAGGGATATGCTAACGATAGAACCAGTTGGTTGGGTTCACCAAAGAATGGTCGATGTATGAGTGCCGAAATAACAGTAGGAAAGACGTAACACAACCTATATAAATAATAATAAATATTAGAGAGAACTAATACCATGCCAGCTATAGTAACAAATAAATTTAGACTTAACAACGCAGAACAGTTCTACGAGTCTTTTAGTGAGGCACTTACGTCTTTCTATCTTTTCGTAGGTAGGCCACAAGCGTGGTCAAGCACAACTCCGTATGGGGGTGGTACTGATTCTGCGCCACCCACTCCTCTCGATAATGTAGATGATGAATTCATGTACTTTCGAGATATGCAAGCAGCGAAAAGAATTACCTCAACAGATATTCAGTATGCCTTACCTCGACATAATTGGACAACAGGTACGACATATGATTATTACAGAGGTGATTATGGAGCACAATGGTCTGCAACAGCATCCGACATTGTAAAGACCGTAAATAACGGAACAAATCTTTGGGCCTCGACTACACTTTTTTATGTATTGAGTTCAGCTAACAATGTATATAAATGTATGCGAAACTCACCGGGAGCGCCCACCGTCGGTGGAGGATCTGCAGTAGCTTCAACAGTAGAACCTACAGGAACCTCTAATAGTGAATTAACGACTGGTGATGATTATGTATGGAAATATATGTATACATTAACCACGAGTCAAATAACAAATTTCTTAACTGCAGATTTTATGCCAGTGGCAACAGATTCAACAGTGTCAGCGGCAGCAGTAGATGGAGCTATTCGACACTATAGGATTATGGCAGGTGGTGCTGGATATACAAACGCTACCTATACCGCAGTTGCAGTAAATGGTGACGGAGCTAGTGCTGAAGTTACAGTAATAGTAAGTGGTGGAGCAGTAACATCTGTGGCATCAACTACAGCAGGAACAGGATATACTTTTGCAACTCTTGATATAGATGCTATTTCAAACATTGGAACTCCTTCAACATCCGCTGTTGTACTTCCTATAATTGGACCTAAAGGTGGTCACGGATATAATGCTGTAAATGAACTTGGTGGATTCTATATAATGACTAATACATCAATAGCGAGCACTGAAGGTTCAGGAGACTTTGTAGTTGACCAAGATTTCCGTCGTGTGGGTGTTGTTCTTAACCCGTATAATTATGGTACTACTACAGTTGCAACTGCATCAACTTTAAGTGCACTCAAAACTATGACATTTGCTGCATCGCCGGCACCAGGAACATTTGTAGTAGATGAAGTAATTACTGGTGGGACATCTGCTGCTAAAGGTTTAGTAGTTTCTTGGGACGGTACAACTAGGATATTAAAGTATATACAAACACAATGGACTGGTGTAGAAGTATCGGGAGCTGATAAAAATAAATTAACAGCTTTTGCAGTCTCTGAAGTAGTAACAGGAGCAGGTGCTGCAACTGGTACTATTGCTTCATTAACAAATCCAGAGATTGATTATTATTCTGGTAATACCATTTATGCAGAAGATCGGTCACCTATCACAAGGGCTACAGATCAGACAGAAAATATTAAGCTTATAGTGGAATTCTAATATGCCAGCTAAAACAGATTTTGATGTATCTCCATATTGGGACGATTGGAAGTTATCTAATGACTTTTATCGAGTTTTGTTTCGTCCTGGATTTGCAGTACAAGCCAGAGAACTAACAACCCTTCAGACTATCTTACAGAACCAAATTGAACAATTTGGAGACCATATGTTCAAACATGGGACCCAGGTTATTCCTGGAGCAGTTACTTATGATAGTCAGTATTTTGCAGTTAAAATACAATCTACATATTTAACGGGTACTCTAACTGATTATCTAGGTCAATATGTGGGGGCTACTATTACAGGTGCTACTTCAGGTGTTACTGCTGTAGTGATTAATCATGTAGTCACAGATGGTACAGATCCTGATACTCTTTTTGTAAAATATGTTAATACATCAACGGTAGATAATGTTACACAAACATTTACTAATAATGAATTGATTTCTTCAAGTGTGGCAATTACAGCAGCTGGTAGTTCTCCGGCATATGCTGCAGATGTAGCGTCTGCACAATTAGCGGTTGCTTCAGCCACAGCTACAGGAACATCTGTTAGTATAGATGCAGGGATTTATTTTATTCGTGGATTTATGGTTCAGAATTTAGCATCGACTATTATTCTTGACAAGTATACAAACACACCATCTTATCGTGTTGGGTGGATTATTACTGAAACATTAGTTACACCTGAAATGGATCCAGAACTATTAGACAATGCTACGGGTTCTTCTAATTATGCAGCTAAAGGTGCTCATAGATTTCGGATGAGACTTGCTATCGGTAAGAAAGCTCTTACATCAACTGATGATAGTGATTTTATAGAATTGATCCGACTTGATGTTGGACTTGTTCAAAGTCAGGTTCGTGCTACACAATATGCGGTGGTGGCTGATATGATTGCTCGCCGAACTGATGATGAGTCTGGTGATTATGTGGTTAAACATTTTGACCTCGAACCGCGAGAAAATCTAGATGATGGAACGAATAGAGGAATTTATACAGCAGCTAATGGTGGTCTAGAAAATAAATTAACTTATGTGATTGGTCCAGGTAAAGCATATGTAAATGGTTTTGAATTAGAAACTATAGCGCCTACTTATGTAAATGCTAATAAAGCCCGAGATACTTCTACTAAAAATAATGAGAACATTCCTTTTAATTTAGGGAACTTTGTTAATGTTACAGATATCTATGGGGCACCTGACACAACAGATGGATCACAAGGACTAGCAACTGTAGATGTTTTTAAAGATGTAAAATTATATGATCAGCAAACAGCTACTAGAGGAACTGTAGCTGGAGCATTGGTTGGCTTAGGACGTTCGCGTGGGTTTGAATATTCAAGTGGTACTGATGGAGCTTCAAGTTCTAATACAACATCAATATATAGACATTACTTGTTTGATATAACAATGTTGACCAATCTTACGATAGGGTCTCCTTTTACAACTCTTACAGCAGGTGCTCTAATTACAGGCGGAACATCTGGAGCCACAGGCATCGTTTATGCAAATATTAGTTCAGCTAGTACTGTTCAGGTTATGCAGACAGTAGGAACATTTGTAATAGGTGATACTATAACAAGTAGTGATAGCACAGATGCGCCGGGAACAGCACTTTTAACTGCAGTTACAGCCAAACAATTAGACCGTGATGTAAAACAAATCTATATGGCACAAACTGCTGGTTCGGGTAAAGATTATACATCAGATACAGCTTTAGATACTTCCAAGGATCTTACCGGTCAGGTAACGTATGTAGGTTCGGGAACAACTATCAGCGGACAGAATACAGCTTTTGAAACTGAATTAGTAATTGGAGATATTGTATCATTTCCAAGTGGAGCTGCAGGAGCTGCTCAGCAACGGAGAGTAACGGCAGTCACAGATGCTACAACTATTACAATAGCATCTGCTCTTACTAATTCATTAACAACGTCTACGGCTGCACGAAAACGAACAGCTTTAAATGAACAAGAGGAATTAATACTCCTCTATAAGATGCCGAGAGATGATGTTAAAACTCTTTTAGATTCCAGTAATGTTTCAGATACAACTTTTACAGTACGAAGAACATTTGTAGGAACAACTGACGCTAGTAGTCAGGTTTCATTTACTGCAGGATCTGGAGAAACTTTTGATGCGTATAGTAAACCTAATTATACGATGATGTTGATGACCACGGGGTCGGGGACAGGCGCAGTAGGTGATTTGGTTTCAGTAAGTGGTAACATTACAGGAACATCAACTGGAACAATTACTATTACTGATGCTTCGGTATTAGGAACTAGTCGTCAAATTAAATTAATAGCTACGGTAACCATTGCAGTAGCCAATCAGAAAACTAAAACTGCTAATAAAAGCACACAGGCAACAATTGCTAAAGATGATATAACTACTGGGTCTCTTTCTGATATATATGGAGCAAGAGTTGGTGATAAAGAGATAGGATTGACTTATGGAGATTCCTATAAGCTACGAGCAGTTTATGAATCAAGTGGTATAACAGTAGCACCAACAGCTCCTACACTAACGATAGCGAATTCTACTGGAACTTTTACAGCGGGAGAAACTATTACTGGAACTGTTAGTGCAGCTACGGGTGTGGTAATTTTAAATAGTCCAAGTACTTCTTTATCATATGTTGTAACAGCGGGAACCTTTACTACACTGGATACAATTACAGGTGGTACTTCAGGATACACTGCTACAGTTAGTGCAGTAGCGACTGGTGATACTAATATCACATCACGATATAAGCTTGACACAGGACAACGCGATTCATATTATGATATATCACGAATTGTTAGAAATCCGGAAGCATTAACACCAACTGGACGGCTTCTTATAATCCATGATTACTTTGGACATTCAGGCTCGGGAGATTATTTTAGTGTAGATTCATATGCTAACGCTGTACCTTATGGAGAAATTCCTTCTTATAATGCTACCAAAGTAGATCCAGAAACTTTAGCCCCTAAGGGTTTTTATGAATTACGAGATTCATTAGATTTTCGTCCTAGTGTTGCTGATAATAGTGGTGCCAGTACAGCTCCATTTTCTTTCAGTAACAGAGCTTTTGAAGGAACGGGTTCTTCTACTGGAGACCTTGTTGTTCCAGATGATAATATTCGGATGGATTTTACATTCTACTTACCTCGATGGGATCTTATGTTCCTAACATCAGATGGATCTTTTAAAATAGTAGAAGGAGTATCAGATGAAGAACCATATTATCCTGATGCTACTAATACATCTGCTATGCAAGTGGCTACGATTCAAATGCAGGCATATACTTATAATGCTAATGATTTGAAATTATTATATGTAGATAATAGACGATATACAATGCGTGATATTGGCCTCCTTGATCGTAGGATAGCTAATTTAGAATATTATACATCCTTAGCTTTACTAGAAAGAGATACAGCTAGTTTTCAAATTCAAGATGCCAATGGATTAGATAGATTTAAGTCAGGTTTTATTGTTGATAATTTTTATGGACATAATATAGGGGATAGTCAAAACCCAGATTATAATTGTTCTGTAGCTCCACGAGTAGGACATTTACGTCCAGAAACAACTTTAGATAATATTGCATTGATAGAAGAAAATACTACGACCGCAGAAAGAACGGCTGATAATTATGCTAAGACTGGTGATTTAATTACACTTCCTTATACTCATACAGCTACTATAACACAACCATATTCTAGTCGTGTAGAAAGTGTTAATCCTTTCCTTGTAACCCATTGGGTTGGTAACATAACTCTTAATCCTGCATCTGATATATGGATTGATACGAACCGAGTACCCGAACTTATTATAGATGTTGAAGGTAATTATGAGCAAATGCTCCGAACAAATAAAAATGCGTTTGGAACTGTGTGGGGAGCCTGGGAAGATTTTAATGTAGGTTCTGAAGCTACCAGACGGTCAGCTTCATGGTGGGCTGGAAATAATTTAATGGAACGAAGTGTTGATACGGTTCAAGTTCAGCAAATTATGACAGGAGCTCATACTCGTTTGCAAGAAAGAATCCAACACGTTAATATTGGTGATAGAATTTTAAATATAGAAATTATACCATGGATGAGACCAAAGGATATAACTTTTGTAGGCGAGAATTTTAAACCTAATACAAGATTATATTCTTTCTTTGATGGTACGGATGTTAATGTTTTTTCTAAACCTACTGGTTCAAGTGCAGGTTCTACAACTACAAATGGAGCTTTAACTAAAACTGATACAACAGTTACAGTAGACTCTACAACAGGTTTTCCAACAACCGGAACAATTAAGGTAACTTCAGTTAGTGGTAGTTTTACTATTTCTGAGGAGATGACTTATACCGGAGTTACATCTACAACATTTACAGGTATAACAAGAGCTGCGAATAATACTACAGTGGCAGAGCATGCAACATCAGCAACAGTTAGCGGAGCTGTTAATTCTATGCCGATGATTACGAATACATTAGGACAGATTTATGGAACTTTTGGACTACCTAATTCAGATACAACTCGATTTAGAGTTGGTGAAAAAATGTTTCGTATGACTGATAGTTCAACTAACAACTTAGTTCCAGGTGTAGCTAATACGGCGGGTAATGCTGTTTATTTGGCGAGAGGTACTATTGAAACTCGTCAAGCTCAAATTAATGCTGTCAGGAATGCAGAAATTGCGGTAGATACTGTAACTCAAACGCAAATGATTACAAGAGAAGTTGCTGGATCTGCCAGAACGCGACAAATTGGAGAGCGCCGGCCGCGGCATAGCGATCCTTTAGCTCAAACTTTTATGTCGGATCAAGAAGGTGGTGAATTTTTAACTAAATGTGATATTTATTTCTCTGCGAAAGAAACTAACAGAGCAGTTATAATGCAGATTCGTACTGTGGAGAATGGTTATCCATCTAAAACAATTTTACCATTTAGTACAGTAGTAAAACAAGCATCTGATATTACGGTAACATCTGATGCAACAACAGCAACAACATTTACATACCCGTCGCCAGTATACATTCAGCAGGGTGTAGAATATGCTGTAGTATTGTTAGGGAATACTAAAGAAACTAAAGTATGGATTGCAAAGATGGGCGAGATAGATACTGGTGGTGTGAGAGCGATATCTGAGCAACCACATTTAGGATCACTTTTTAAATCTCAGAATGCCTCTACATGGACAGCATCTCAATTAGAAGATTTAAAATTTACAATGTATCGTGCTACGTTTGATAATACACTGACAAGTACTTATACAATAGTAAATGAGGAGCTTACAACAGCTAACAAAGGTATTTCAACATTAGCAGCTAACCCAATAGAAACTAAAAATACTACTGCAACAGTCAAGGTTAGTTTTCCAAATCATGGTATGTATGATACCGATAATAATGTTATCATAGATGGAGTAAAATCAGAAGTTAGTAATAATGCATTGAATGGTGCTATCACAGATAGTGCTACTAGTATTGTTCTTGATGATACTAGTAATTTTCCAACTGGATCAGTAGGAACAGTTGCCTATATAAAAATAGACCAAGAAGTTATAACCTATACGACAAATAATGGCTCTACTACATTAAGTGGTTGTGTTAGAGGTGTAGCTGATGGTTCTGGGGTTGCAACTACGGCGGCATCACATGAAGATAATAGTGTTGTAGAACTTTTTATGTTAGCCATACCAACAACAGGAAATGGTGGGATACCATTAACAGAAATTAATAAAACACATACTTCTATTTCTGGATTAGAATTAGATAGTTTTATAATCACTACTACTACTGTTGCAGCTACTTCATTAGTAGGAGGTGGATCAGCAGTAACGTGTACTAAAAATATTCCAATGGATCTCATGTATGCTCAAGTACAAACAATGGAGTTACCAGGAACTGCTATTACAGCTACAGCACAAACTACAACAGGTAGGAGTGTGAATACTACTTCTACTGCACAAAATGCATTTGTAAAAACAGCCTTAGCTAGTGCTTTTAATGTACCGTTGAATAAGAATTTTCAGTTTGGATTACCACAAATTATATGCTCACAGATTAATGAAACAAATGAACCTCTATTGGCTGGTGTTAAATCATTTGCATTACATTGTTCATTAACATCTACTGTTTCTAATTTGAGTCCTGTAATTGATGAGCAACGACGAGGAGTTATTACAGTAGGTAATAGAGTAAATCAAATTAATAGTGCTGCTAATTTAGGTGCACTTACTGTTCCTTATATACAATCAACAGAACCAACAGGAGATCAAAACTCAGCCATTTATATGACAAAGAAAGTTACACTTAAAAATGCAGCGACCGCATTGAGGATTGTATTAGATGGGGTAATAATGGATGAAGCAAATCTTAAAGTTATGTTTAAGACACTCCGAACAGATACGGCTGAAGAATTTGATGATATAGGTTGGACGTTTTTTAATACATCAGGTATTCCTGATACTACTGTACCTATTTCTAAAGACTTACTAGATTTTAAAGAATATCAATATTCAGTTAGTAGCTTGAGTGAGTTTATTGCATTTTCTATTAAGATAGTTATGCAAGGAACTAATTCAGCACGGCCGCCATTAATTAAAGATTTTAGAGCGATTGCGTTAGCATTATGAGTTTGCAGCAAGTAAAAGATCATAGAGAGTTAGTACGAGATACAGAATCAGGAGCTATTATAAATGTAGACCGTAGTGCATATCTTAATGCATTAGAACGACATAATAAAATAGAGAAACAAAAAAAAATAATTGAGAATAACACTAACGATATAAATAGTATAAAGTCTGAAATATCAGAAATAAAAACTATGTTAAAAACATTATTGACGGAAGGAAAAGACCATGGCTGATAGGAGCGTAGTAAGTACTGCAACTTTAGAGGTGTTTAGAACAACATATAATTCTACTTCAGTTGATGTAGGAGATATTACTACTCTAAATAATTCTTTTTCAGGCACAGCAACAGATGTAATTGAAGCGACGAATAAGAATACTACTCAGGTTGCTACAAATGTTACTAACATTGCTACCAATACTACCGCTATTGCAGCATTACCGTCAGCCGGATTTAGTATAGCTATGGCTGTTGCATTAGGATAGAGGATA